ACCATAATAGACAATTAATAAGTAATCTGCTAGGAGTCATCAATGAGGGAAAACCATAATAGACAATTAATAAGTAATCTGCTAGGAGTCATCAATGAGGGAAAACCCTGGCTTGACAACTAATAGTCATTAGTGTATAGAGGAATGGGGCAGCTAATAGGGAAAACCCTAGGTTGACAAATAGTTCTCATTGTGTTACCTGCGGGCGCGACTGGAATGCAAAAGAGAGGCCAAAGGGTAACCAATAGCACCTTAGGGTTTGTCCCTATAGACAGTCATTTGCCTATTCTTTAATATTCGCATTGTTCAATAAATGATGATTAACTTAAATGATTAAGTTAAATGATTATTAAAGGAGTATTAAAAATGAGTCTTATGGATTATGTGGTGTTGATAAGGCTGAAGGGGCGGCTGTTAGATCCTTTCAGTATGAAACACTAAAAATGCTTGCGGGTTGTGTTTATTTCTGTAGTGATGAGCTTAAGAAAGCGTTACATATTGAAAATTACGAGCTTGACAATATCAAGTTGTCACTTGACAAATAGCTTTTCTAGGTTTATAATTCACCTGTCTTTAAAATAAATCTCTTTTAGGAGAATATCATGAAAGTATTTAATCTTTTGGGTCATAAGAATCAGTTCATCACCTACCATGCTGATGCAATATATTTTCAATCTTATGATACCCTTATGGCTACGCTTACGCAGTCTTTTGAAGGTAGCTACGGGGAAACACTTGAGATGAATTCTCATTATTGGTCTGCCACAACCGGTAAGCATATGAAAGCTTTCCTAGAAAAGACTCATATGTTAGATACCGTATTGGATTTAATCCATAAATATAAACTCTTTAGGAATCTCAAGGACTTTATGGAAAGGGCTAATATCGTGAAGGTGCTTAATGGTATTATTACTGTAGACTACAATAATGAAAAAGGTGAAACAGTAGTGTATACTTGTTTATAAGGATTCCTAGAGTAAATATATAGTATCCCTTGTAAGCTCAGGGGATACCAATATATTTACTTAATTAACTAACCCAAAGGGGGCATTATGAAATACCTTTTGAATACCTTTAGAGATGAATCTGAGGCTACTAAGTATCCTAATAGTGTGTCTATTCTGTATTGTGTCAATGGGGCGTTAGTCTTTGGGTATACCTACCAAAGCACAATCCCTATGAGGTTACTTAAAAAGCATACTGAGACTGCTAAAAGACTGCTCGGGGATAGTCTCGAGGCTATCATTAAGGTTAATCACTAATTCTACGACAGTAGACATATTATATTTAATAGGAGTTTATATTATGTTGCAACTCGAAGAAGATAATGAAAGGGGTATCACTAAGGAGGAATTAGACTCCTTTAAAGACTGGGACGTCCAATATATTCCATCATGGGCAATTAACGCTATTCTTTATGGCGAATCTGAATATAAAGATATGGAACCTGAGGATTTAAAATTGATTCTCAAGTATGAAACTCAGATGATTAAGAAAGGTTTTGAACCTAATGATTTTAACTTTATTAGGTGGGACTGCGATAATCAAGGTGATGGGGAATATGAGTACGAGATTGATCCGGATCCGTCACCGGCATTCTGTTGGAATCCATCCTTTGGGTATGCCTGTAATGTCTATCCAGTGCTTTACATAAAGAAATAAAAAAAACATAGGATACAAGGCACATAAGGGGGTTACCTAATGGGTACACTAGGGTAACCCTCACAACGTTCAATATAGAGGCTTTTAGGGGCCTTTACGGGGCTATTTTATGGATACTTTAGATATCGTTATGTCTATCCCTGAGAAATACATACAGCTATTATGCTATGATGACCCATCAGGGTTAACTGACAGTGAAATCTATAGGTTTTATCACTGGATGAATACTAATAGACTAAAATTTAATTGTGTTATCTCAGCATATCCATACTATACTGAATATGCTGATATAGATAATAAACCTAGTGAAGCATATGATGTATCTTTCATTAAACAATAATAAGCAATAAATAGGAGTTTTTAATATGATTATTGAACAAGACAAACATTATTCTAAAGCTGTAATTGAACCACTTCAGTTTATGGCTATTAGTTTTACCCGGGAGGAATTTAAAGGGTTTCTAAAAGGTAATATCCTTAAGTATTCACTTCGTGCCCCTTATAAGGGACAAGAAGAAGAAGACAGAAGAAAAGCAACATGGTATATAGAACTCTTATATACTCTTGATAGATACCCTCTGAAATCTCTTGATGGTTGTCTAGAAATCTTTAAGGCAAACAATAACTTAGACTAGTCATACTAGGGAAAACCCTATTTGGTTGTACATTTTGGAGAGACAAAAGGTAGCACCTAAAGGCTACCTAAAGATACCTTAAAGGGGATCTAGGGTATCTTTAAGTAATATTTAGGGGATATACTTAAGATAATAATCTTTATAGTATATTATTTAAAAATATAATCTATAGGTTAATTCAAGATGGAACAGTTTAAAAAAACCTTAGAGGAACTTTATGATTACTATGGGAATAAATCCATAGTAGATCGAGAGATTGAACTAGAGTTAGAATCTAAGACTATTGCCTATAATAAGTTTATGTCTAACTTAAATAAGGCTAAATCTGAAGGTAACATTATGGGTTCATCCTATCGCCTTATGTCTGAAGCTATGGCACCCATGATTAAGGCAGTAAGGAAGTTCAGAGAGGATGCCAATAAAGGTAAACCCGGTAAGAGACATTCAGCAGTGACATATACTCAGGGGTTAACTGATGAAGAGTTGTCTTTAATTACCATTCGGACTATCCTAGCGGCGTCTCTTAAAAATGTCTCCGGGCTTACTCTTGTTAGTATCTCCAAAGGCATAGGCCTGAATATTCGAGACGAATTAAGAATTAAGAATATCTTAGCTGTAGCCCCTAAGTATACTCAGCCTGCGGCAGATAAGCGTATTGGGGAGTCTTATAAGAAAGCATTCTATAAGGCTGTATCTAATAAACTAATAGATGATAACTTATTGGCACCTGAGGAGAAACTACAGAATTCTGACTTAGTACGTATTGGGTTAAAGTTTGTAGAACTCTTTGTGGAGTCTACGGGGTTAGCTAGATTCATCAAAGTATCCAACAAAAAGGGCATTAGTTATATGCTCCACGTTGATGGGTATATCCTAGATTTCTTAGAAAAAAATGATGAAGAATTAGCATCATTCATGTACTTTAAGAGACCTATGTTAATTAAACCACTTGACTGGACTACTCCGGTTGACGGTGGGTATCTCTTAAAGTTAAGAAAAGATGACTCATTCATTAAGGTCAATAAGCATTCATTAGATTTCTACATGGATGTTGATATGCCTTGTGTCTACAATGCAGTTAATGCTATCCAGTCCACAGCATGGAGGATTAATAAGAGAGTCTATAGAGTAGCTGAAGAAATCTCAGGATGGACTAATACACCTGATGCCCTCGATATGCCTACTAAGGAGGCACCTGAGAAGCCCATTAGGCCAATTGATGCTGATACTAATCCTGAAGTCCAAAAGAAATGGCGGAAGGACATGATGCGTTATTATCAGCTGGATAATACTCGTAAGGGTAAAAGACTTCTTGTAGACATGGTATTAGAGCAGGCCAAAACATATCTTCAGGAGGATCATATTTACTTTCCTCACAGTATTGACTTTAGGGGTCGTGTATATCCTATGACCCTTTTGAGTCCTCAGGGTAATGACTTCACTAAGGGGCTTTTGGAGTTTGCTGAAGGGGTTGAACTCGGTGAGGATGGGGCTAAATGGTTAGCCTTCCATGGTGCTAACTGTTGGGGTCTTGATAAGAAACCTTTAGAGGAGAGACTGTTTTGGGTCTATGAAAATCCTGAGCTGATCTCTAGAATTGCTGATGATCCCTTGAGTAATCTCGACTGGACTACTGCTGATGAGCCTTGGGAGTTCTTGAGTTTCTGTTTTGAATGGGCTGAATATCTTAAGCAAGGTACTACATATAAGTCCCATATTGCTGTAGCCTTCGATGGCTCATGCTCAGGGCTTCAGCATTACTCAGCTATGCTCAGGGATGAGGTAGGTGCTACAGCTGTAAACCTTGTGCCGGATACTAAGGTACATGATATCTATGGTATTGTCGCTGAGAAGGTCAATGAGATTCTTAAAGAGGATGCTAAAAGTGGTACGGATGATGCCTATGTGGTAGATCCTAAGAGTAAGGTAGAGTATCTTAAGAAGGGTACGCAGTCTTTAGCTACCGAATGGCTTAAACATGGGGTTACCCGTAAGGTCACTAAGCGTTCTGTCATGACTCTTTGCTATGGGTCTAAACAATATGGATTCTCTGAGCAGGTCTATGAGGATACTATCATGCCTGCTGTATTGGATAACCCCTTGGCATTCTCTAAGCCTAAACAAGCGGCATCCTATATGGCTAAACTCATTTGGGATTCTGTTCAGAAGGTTGTTGTTAAGGCTGTAGAGGCTATGACATGGCTTCAGGATGCATCAGGGTTGTTGGCGTCTCAGACTGATACTATGGGTAATGCACTGCCTACCTATTGGGTTACGCCTGCTGGATTCCCTGTAAAGCAAGAGTACCATAAGACAGAGATGAGACAGGTTAAGTTAGCCTTAGGGACTTCCGTTATGATTCACGCTGAGGATACTACTGGAGGCAAACTAGAGAACACTAAGGGTATCTTTTGGCCTGCTATTGGTAGAGACATTCCGGGGACAATCGACAAGAGAAAACAGAGACAAGGTATTGCACCTAACTTTGTTCACTCTATGGATGCCTCTCATCTGATGCTTACGGTGAATGCTTGTGTGTCTAAGGGTATTCATTCGTTTGCTATGATTCATGATTCCTATGGTACCCATGCGGGGAATGCTGGAGTACTCTTTAAGACTGTCCGAGAGGTCTTTGTAGATACCTACAAAAATCATGATGTCCTTCAGGATCTGCATGACCATGTATTAAACATGCTCTCTGAGAGATCCGCTAGGGAGCTTCCCGAGATTCCCTCTAAGGGCACCTTAGACCTTGATCTTGTTAAGGAATCTGCCTATGCTTTTGCATGACGCTAGTTATGCCTAGCCTAAGTAACTAATAGGTTGTACATTTTGGAGAGAAGAACCATAGTAATCTTTAGTTTCTTCTCTAGTTTTTAATTTTGGAGAATATTATGGCCAAAAACCTCAGTGATGTCATTCCTCGTTCATATACAACCTATGCGGAGGCTTTTGCTACAGTCTTTGTTAACGCCGATGACGTAGCAGACTACTTTGCAGGTTGTAGGGATTATCCTACGTTTACCTCATTTCTGAACCGACTGGATCATGAATATGAACTTCTTAAGGTTCTGAATGCGAATTCTTCTAAACCTTTGGATTTCTTTAGTATCATCAGTAAACAAGGGGGGCTTGTTCTTACTTGCCTTCTTAAGCCTGAGTATGTTCTTAAGAAGCCACTTCCAGTAACTGATGAGTTTTCTCTAAATACTCTGAAGAAGTTCTATCCTAATGCTAAGGAGGAAGCCCTTCTTGCTTTTAATGACTTTATCTTCTATAATATTGATCTTGAAGGTGGTGCAGAAAGGGTCACTGAATTGATTAAGGAGTGGAACAGACAGTTAAACGATGGAGATGACTATATTGTCCTTCGGGTGAAGGATGAAGACAATCCCTTTATTACTCATAAACTTTGTATCAATAAAAAAGATTTGTACTAATTTCTAGGAGTTAAATTAAAATGGCTACGAAAATTGTTCGATATGTTTCCCCTAAGGGCATCGCTATGTATCCGTGGGTTATTACTGCTGATACTGCTTTTGTTAAAGAAGGTGTGTATCATATTCAGCTTGAGTGCTCTCAGGATGATCCTAAGACTACGGAGCTGGTGGAGAAGCTTACAGTAATCCTTGATAAGGAACATGAGACTCTCTCCAAGGAAAAGAATAAGAAGCTCAATAAGATTCCTTTCTTTGAAGAATCTGAAGATGACAAGCATCTTGTCTTTAAGTTCAAACAGAACAAGATCATTAAGCGGAAGGATGGTACTACCTCTGAGGTTAAGATTCCCCTGTTTGATGCCAAGGGTAAGCCCATTACTGAATCCATCAAGTTGGGTAATGGTAGTGTGTGTCGTGTGTCCTTTACGGTAGCTCCTTATTTCAATGCTACCAATAAGGGTGTCGGCTTGAGTCTTCGCCTTGTTGCAGTTCAGGTTATTGAACTGGTAGAATACTCTGCGGGTAATGCTGAGTCTTATGGCTTCGATGAAGAAGAAGGTTATGAAGCCAAGGATGCAGACGAGGATCCTCCCTTTGAGGAATCCTATGGTAGTTCTGAAGATGCTAACAATGGAGATTACTAATATGAGAGACACTGATATTGACTTTGAAGATTTTTCCGATGAAGAAAAATTTGAGTATCTCTATAAGATGCTCAATAGTATTAAGCCCGAATGTTTTGCAGATTGTGCTAGAGATGCCTCTAAGCTGAAGTCCCTTGGGGACTTTTGGGTTAATCTTAAGGATGCTGAAGAGTACTATTGGGATTCATACGACTATGAGGATTTTGTCGTGGGGGTATGGACTACTGATCCCAATAAGCTCTATCGTAGCAATAACGCCTGTGAGCGTCGTGTAGCCTACCTTAGTGGACTCAAGTGTGTTTCTGCTAACTGTGCTGATGACTGGGCTTTTAGTGAGTATTGTGAGGAGAGACCTGAATGGTTTACTCAGGATGCCATTGACAACGGTCACATTTGGGTTAAACCTCTCATTGCACATGGGAAATACTAAATGACTACTAGCAGTGCCGCTTATAGTAAATTTAAGAGACACTGCAAGAGCACATATCGCAGTGGTCTCGAAGAAAAGATCAATAATCAACTTCGAGACCACAACATTGATGGACTTTATGAGCTTCATTATTTGAAGTATACTGTGCCTGCTTCTGAGCATAAGTACACCCCTGATTTTATTTTACCTAATGGGATCATTATTGAGTCTAAGGGTGTTTGGGATTCAGAAGACAGGAAGAAACATTTACTTATTAAGTCTCAACATCCTGATCTTGATATTAGGTTTGTGTTCTCTCGCAGTAAGTCACCTATTTATAAAGGCTCTAAGACTACCTATGCTTCTTTCTGTGAAGCCAATGGAATCAAATATGCAGACAAATTGATTCCTGAAGAGTGGTTTAAGGAACCTAAAAAGAGAATCCCTAAGGGGGTTCTTATGAGTCATTGAGAAATAATAAGTAAGTGTTATATATGGAAAAACCTACAATTAAATCTAATAAGCTCTTTGTGTCTCTTAAGAAGAGACCTAAGACTAAATACTTGGTAGTTCATTGTAGTGCTACAGTTAATAGTCCTGATTTTGACTGGAAGACTATTGACAGAATGCACAGACAGAAAGGCTGGATCTGCATTGGGTATCATTTTGTGATCCGCACCGATGGAACTATTGAAGAAGGTAGGCCTTTGGATACCATTGGTGCCCACGTTAAGGGGCACAATGAGGAGTCTGTAGGCATCTGCCTTATTGGTGGGACTAACCTTAAGGGAGTTCCTATGGATAACTTTACGAAGGCTCAGAAGGATAGCCTTTTGAAACTTCTTGAGTGGTTACAGAAGGATGTCTATGCCTCTGAGAAACCCACTGTGTTAGGCCATAGGGACTTTGGTGTCAATAAGGCTTGTCCTTGTTTTGATGTCATCCCTTGGTACGCTCAGAAAACCCATTAGGTTGTACATTTCGGAGAAAAGTATGTTAAACCCTAAGGCGATAATGTTGGGCCTTAGTTCTTTAATTGTCTTGGGAGCCTATTTGTGGGGTCATAGTAGTGGCTATGATAAGGCAGTTAAAGAATACCAAGAGACTGTCATTGTCAATCTTAAGAAGCAGGCTGAAGAAAATGCTAGTAAAAAAGATGCAACAATTAACTTATTGCTCACTGAAGGGAATAGCCTCAGGTCTGATCTTGACAAGTCTCTTGGTAGGTTGTGGCAGTTATCCAAAGACAACAAACGACTTAAAGCAAACAATCCCACAGACACTACAAGAGTCTCACTCGAAAGATGTCGAGAGTTTAACCTTGAAGGTGCAGAATTACTTAAACAGGCTCTTGAAGGATATCGAAGAGAATCCTTAAGGGTTGATTCTTTGAATACTCTCATTAAGGAGGAGAAGAAGTAGTTCAGTAGCTTAGCATACCACTGTATCTTAATTGGACAAAGAAACAATCTTCTAAATTGTATTATGTGAGTTCGAGTCTCACCAGTGGTACCATTTATTTTATTTAACATTGGTGTTATTTATATGTCTAATACTCAAGTACCTGTAAAGAAGGATAAAGACTTAATTGATCCCTATGATGAAGACTTAATGGACTCCTATGATGATGACAAGGAAGATGTCGATAAGTCTCTGTGGGAAGCAGAATATGAAGAGTATCTTGAAAGTTTGAATGACAAAGGAGAAAAAACTAATGACCGTATTGGCTGATTATCAGATTTCAAAAGCAGGTATTATTGCACCCCATGTAACTAAGAGTCATGCCTTTGGTATGTCTTTTGGGGAATCAAGTTTTGGTTATGATCTCAGAATGGATAATACTGTTAAGATCCTGTCTGAGAAGAACAAGCGTGATGTTCCTATGCTTAACACCACAATGGAAGACTTGAGTTCTCTTTATAGTACTTTTACGATTCCTGAGGATGGGGTATTCCTGTTGAAGCCTTTGAGGCGATGCCTGATTAGTACCTTGGAACTCATTAAGATGCCTACTAATGTTGTTGGCATTACGAAACCCAAGAGTACTCTCTCTAGACTTGGGCTTGATGTAGCCTCTGTGGTGATTGAGCCTAACTGGACTGGTAATATTACCCTTGAGTTGTTCAATAAGACTACTCGTAATATCGCTCTTTATCCCGGTATGCCTATTTGTCAGATTCTTTTCTTTACTGGAGAAGAGCCTAGTGCTGTCTATAATGGGAAGTATCAGGGAGACACGGGGATTTCTGTTGGTAAAGTGGAGAACTAATAATGAATGAATACTTATTGAATCACACTAAGAACTCCAGCAGTACTCGTGTGGGTAACTGCATGGCAACTGTGATTGCCTCCACTAAGAACCCCTATAATAACATTACGGTTACTACCTTGGAGCTTATTTATCCTAGGTTTATCCACAGTGAGTTTATGACTCACCGAATGTTTAGCCGTAATGCTAGTTCTTCACGGGCTATTCCCATTAAGAGACTCATTGAAGAAGCTACCGTAATGCCTACGCATTGGATGCAGAATAGTAAAGGCATGGTGAACAATGTTGAAATCACTTGTCCTACTAAGGTTGGGCAGTATGAGAATGCTTGGAAGTTAGCCCGTAAGGAAGCTATTAGTAATGCTAGGAGACTTGAATCTTTGGGTCTCCATAAGCAGATCGTAAATCGCCTCTTGGAGCCTTTTAGTTTCATTAAGGTAGTTGTTACGGCTACTGAATGGGATAACTTCTTTAAACTCCGCTTGGCCGATGATGCTGAGCCTCATATGAGAGACCTTGCGACGGCAATGAAGAAGGCTATGAGTAAGGTTTATCCTGTTATGGGTTTCATTCATGCTCCTTATTGTGAGGAGTGGGAGAAGATCATCCATCTGAGTGCCGCTAGGTGTGCCCGAGTGAGCTATAATAAGCATGATGGTACACCGCCATCTACTGATGATGACTTTAAGCTTGCAGAGAGTCTTATTAAGGGTGGACATATGACTCCCTTTGAGCACTTCTGTTATGCCTCTTCCTCAAGTAAAAAATTTTATGCCAATCTTAAGGGTTGGTATTCTGCTCGTTACAAGTTTGAACATGGAGTCAAAAATGGGTCTTGATCTCTTTATTTATTCTACAAAACACCGTGATAGCAACCCTGATTATATTCAGGGTGCTTCGGTAAGCACTCAGGATAATTGTAAGAGTTATCCTTTCTTGCGTTGGGTTCCTGAGTATGGGTGCTACACTAATTATGGTGCCACAGATGACCTTTATGAAGAAGCCTATTGGCGTAAGAATTGGTTCATTTGTGACTTCTTTGGTGCTAGGTACCATGAGGCTGTCCTTGAAGACAAAGGGGATGATTATAATGCTGACGAAGTAGACTTTAATTGTTCTTACTTGAAGCTCACTCCTGAGATGGTTAAAGACTGCATGGATGCTATCAAAGATTATGATATAACCTGCTGGATTGATGAAAGCAACGGATACAGCAAATGGGACTGTATTAAGATGCTATCTGATGTTCGACTTAAGATGCTCTATTGGGAGGAGCCTTTGGACTTTTATGTAGCGCCTTGGTGGTAAAATTTTATGGATAGCTCTAGATTCCTCTTTCATTGCCCTTGTCCTAATTGTGGTTCCTCAGATGCCTGTGGAATCTATGATGATGGACATGGGTTTTGTTTTTCTTGTAATAAATACTTTAAGCCCTCAGGGGAAGTCTCAAATACTAGGAGTACTAAAAAGATGAGTAAAGAATGCATCCCTATGGAAGAACTTGAAGGGGAATTTAGGGCTATTAAGACACGTGGACTCAATGAGGATACTTGTCGTAAATACAAATATTACATTGGTAAATACAAAGGTAAGGCAGTACAGGTAGCCTGTTATTGTGACGATACAGGAAGTGTAGTAGGACAGAAGTTTAGATTCGCAGACAAGACTTTTACTATCTTTGGTAAAGTCTCAGGGCAACTCTTTGGTTCTCAGCTGTGGGGATCAGGTGGTAAGATGATTGTAGTCACTGAGGGTGAAATTGATTGTCTTACTGTTAGTCAACTTCAGAACAATCAATGGCCTGTCGTTAGTATCCCTAATGGTGCTCAGGCGGCTAAGAAAGCCTTTGAGGATAATCTAGAATACCTCTCCAGCTTCGATAAAGTTATCATCATGTTTGACATGGATGATGCTGGGAGAAAGGGAGCTGAAGAGGCCGCTAAGGTATTACCTGTGGGGAAGGCTTATATTGCTACACTGCCCTTTAAGGATCCCAATGAGTGTCTTAAAGAGGGTAAATCTTCAGAAGTTATTAAGGCTATTTGGAATGCTAAAATATATCGCCCTGATGGTATTGTTTGTGGTAGCGATTTATTTAATGATTGTGTGCTTCATATTTCTGAGTTCTCCAATAGAGAAGAATACCCGTGGGAAGCCTTAAATGCAAAAACAAGGGGTGTCGGCTATGGTGAACTCATTACGCTCACTAGTGGTAGCGGTATGGGTAAAAGTACACTTCTCAGAGAACTTGAGTATTACTTTGGGGTTACCAAGGGGGAGATTTGTGGTGTAGTTGCCCTTGAGGAGAGCACTAGAAAGACAGGGCTTGAACTCATGTCCATTGATCTCAACAAGAGACTCATCTTGGGTTCTGAGGGGTTATCTCAAGAAGAACTTAAAGGGGCATTTGAGCACACTGTGGGTAATGGTAATTTCTTTCTCTATGATCACTTTGGTTCTCTTGATTCAGGTAACCTCCTTAGCAAACTTAGGTACATGATTAAGGCTCTTGGGTGTCGTAATATTTTCTTGGATCATATCTCTATTGTGGTCTCAGGAATGGATACCGATGGGGATGGCGGTGAGAGAAAAGCCATTGATAAACTTATGACTAACTTGAGGTCTCTTGTAGAAGAAACTCAATGTCGTATGTTTGTTATCTCTCATCTTAAGAGACCTGAGAAGAAGGGTCATGAAGAAGGTGCTCAGGTTTCTTTAAGTCAACTCAGAGGCTCAGGGGCTATTGCTCAATTGAGTGATATGGTAATTGGCTTAGAGAGAAACCAACAAGGGGATACCCCTAATATCTTAACTTTGAGAATCCTCAAGAATCGCTTTAGTGGTGAAACCGGTGTTAGTGGTTATCTTGAGTATGTCCCTGAGACGGGTAGACTGAGAGACTTTACTAGTGAAGATTCCATTAGTGAAGATTTCTCTAAAGAAGAAACTAAGGACTTCTAGTCATGATTAAGGATTTATATGAGAGAATTTCTCAGAAAAAGTATATTGTATTTGATATTGAAACCGATGGCCTTCTTGACTCTGTTTCTAGGCTTCATTGCGGTTGGGTTTATTGCGCTGATACAGATACCTATATACCTTTTAGGGACTCTTCTAAGTTATTTGATTATTTGGATGAAGCTCTTGGAAAAGGATATATCATAGTAGGACATAATATAGTCAAGTTTGACTTACCTTGCTTGAAGCTCCTCAATAAGAAACGTTTCAAAGTAGACCCTAAAGAGCAAGTTATTGATACCTTAGTGATGGCTCGATTGATCTATCCTGAGATGCTTGAAAGAGACTCTAAGCGTAAGGACTTCCCTAAGAAACTCATGGGGAGCCATTCTCTGAAGGCTTGGGGTTATCGCTTAGGGGAACTTAAGGGTACCTATGGAGAACAAGAAGAGGCATGGAAGGAATTTAATGAGGATATGCTTGTCTACTGTAAGCAGGACGTTAAAGTTACCTCTATGCTTTTCGACAAGTTAATCTCTAAGAAGTTCCCTTTGATGGCTATTGAGTTAGAGCATAATATTGCTTGGTTAATGGCTAAACAGGAACGCAATGGATTCTGTTTTGATAAAGATAAAGCAATAGAACTCTATGCTAAACTTTCAGAAAGACGACAGGTTCTTATGGAAGCTCTTGTAAAGTCTTTTGGTTCTTGGCAGAGACTCATGGGCTATAAGACTTATAAGAGAGACAACGCTAAGAGGGGTATCATTGCAGGGAAGACTTACCCTATCTATAAAGAAGAAACCTTTAATCCTTCTTCAAGAGATCATATAGCTAAGGTATTGAAGGAACGTGGGTGGGAACCAACAGTGTTTACTGCTAGTGGGAAACCACAGGTTAATGAAGAGACTCTTAAGGATGCTCCTGATATCCCTGAGAAGGCTATGCTCTTGGAATATCTTTTGATCCAAAAGAGAATATCTCAGTTAGCCGAGGGGGATTACGCTTGGCTAAAGATGATGAAGGATGATAAAGATGGAATTACTAGGATCCATGGTAGTGTTAACCCTAATGGGGCTGTCACTGGTAGAGCTACTCATAGCTATCCTAATGTTGCACAAGTGCCTTCAGGACATTCTCCGTATGGGATGGAATGTAGAAGCCTATTCAAGGCTCCAGAAGGTTGGTACGAGGTTGGTGTGGACGCTAGTGGTCTTGAGTTGCGCTGTTTTAGTCATTTCCTCTACCCCTATGACAATGGGGCTTACCTTCATGAAATCCTAAATGGTGACATCCATACTGCCAATCAGAAAGCCGCTGGATTGCCTACTAGAGATAACGCTAAGACGTTTAACAAAATAGATGTCTATAAACTAATTTAATTCAGGGGAAGTCTCACTGAGATAATCCTGAGCGAAGCCATACAATTATAATAACAATATGCAAGTATGTAGAATATGTAAAAGAGAACTACCTGATTCTTGTTTCTGTAAAAATAAAACAAACAAGACGGGATTAGATTACCGATGCAGAGAGTGTCGGAGTAAAGAAGCTCATGCAGAAAGAGAGAAGAACTATTTTGCTTCTTATTGCAGAACTAAAAAGAGTGAATGTAAGAGAAAAGGTATTGAGTTTAATTTAACTCCTGAGTATCTTGAAAGTATTTGGACAGGTGTTTGTCCAGTATTTAATGTTCCTATTGAAAGGGCTTCTCATGGACGTGGTTCTCACCATTCAGCACACTTGGATAGATTAGACCCTAACAAGGGTTATGTTATTGGCAATGTATCTTGGATTAGTGGCAGAGCTAATAGAATCAAATATGATGCTACTGTTGAAGAACTAAGAGCTATTGCAGATTGGATGGAACGTGCAACGACTATCCCGAAAGGGAGTACACCTAAGCAGGTGGAAAAGGTTAGCTAAGAAGATATAGTCTGCTCCCTATGGTGACATAGGGCTGTGTTAACTCACGGGTAGAGTGTAGCGAACTCTATTGAACATTTTGGTATTTACGGATTCCTTTATGGAGCAGGGGACGAAAAGATTGGACAGATTGTAGGTAAAGATAAGGCTGAAGGAAAGAGACTCCGAGAGAAGTTCCTTAAGGCTGTACCTGCAATTAAAACCTTAAGGGATGGCATTGAGAATTCCCTTATTGCATCCTCGGTGTGGATTGGAGGGATCAATAAGGTAATATGGAAGAAGCGCATCAGGAATGGACTAGACTACAGCCACTGTATTGTTGGTCTCGATGGGCGCCCTGTCTATGTTCGCTCAGGGCATTCCGCATTGAATACCGTCTTGCAATCCGCAGGTGCACTTATTTGTAAACTGTGGATGGTCAGATGGGAAGAGAACATGAGGAAAGCTGGGTATAAACATGGGTGGGATGGGGATTTTTGTTGTATGGCATGGGTGCATGATGAGGGTCAGTATGCTTGTCGTACTAAAGAAATCTCTGAGGACTGTGTAAGAATTGCTCAGGAATCTATGAGGCAAGTCCAAAAGGAATTTAATTTTAGAGCCCAGTTGGATACTGAAGGTAAGATTGGACACAACTGGGGCGAATGTCATTAAGGAGTTAATATGAAAAATCTTAAGTTATTTTGGGATCACTTTACACCTACAGACGATGATGATCCTACGTTTCGTCTTACAGCCATACTTGACGGTAAACCTATCTATATTGCCGATAGGTTTACTCCTGAAGAATGCTATACGGAGCTTCTTGAGAAACTTGGATACAGTGTAGAAGAGGAGCACTGGTGGGAGGATGAAGAAAACTATGAAGATTCTAATTGATGGGGATATTATTGCCTATGTATGTTCTTCAGCAGTTCAAAAAGACATTGACTGGGGTGATGGCCTTTGGACGTGTCATGCTTTTCTCAATGATGCTGTGGATTATCTCAAGCAGTTATTGGGTGAGATCCACAGTGCCTTGGATTTAAAATGGAATAGACCTGAGAAATTAGATTGGGATAATATTATATTCTGTTTTAGTTCATCAGAGAATTACAGAAAGAAATTAAATCCTGAATATAAAGCTCAGAGAATATCCCATAGAAAACCCACTTGTTATAAAGGATTAGTTGAGTATATCAAAGAGAATTACAATAGTGTTTCTTATGGTGACTTAGAGGGTGACGATATTATCTCGGTAATCTCTACGTGCCTTAAGAATAACACTGTGATTATCTCCGGAGATAAGGATTTTAAAACAGTCCCCTGTAGTTTCTTCTATAATTTCATGAAGGATACTCTTGGGTATACTGATGAAAAGACTGCATATAAGAACTTATTAAAGCAGGTATTAACAGGAGACACAGCAGATAACTATAAGGGTTGTCCTAAGATTGGACCTGTAACAGCTCAGAAACTAATTGATACTAATAATACGGATATTAGTTTATTATGGACTAATATTGTAGTAGAGAAATTCAAGAAAGCAGGGTTAACTGAAGAAGACGCATTAGCTAATTTTAATATGGCTTATCTTCTTCATGCTACTGATGACTTGTCTCATAAGACGCTTCCTAAGCCTACCTTTGAGGATTTCTGTAGGATTGGTTGTACGTATGACAGATTACCTTTTGGTTGTACATTTCGGGGAGAACAAAAGTGATTACTAAAGATACCTTAGATGATCTTAAAGAAGAATTAGATATACGAAGACTTATTCTTGATAAATATTATAATACAGGAGTATATAAGTATTCTATAGATACCCTTAGGGGTATCCAACATGTTCTCTTCAGACTAGAAGATATCTATAAGAAACAATCAGAGGATAATGAGAACCCTCAGATTGAAACTTGTATTCATAGGGGATAATTAAATGGGTGCTATTGGCAGAGTATTTAATAAAATCTTTGGGGCTACTTCTGTGGGTAACGTAGATGTTATCAATAAGCAGGCGGCTCCTAAACTGGATGAACCACCTCAGGAAGTCAAGAGTCCTGAACTTGGTGGTCAGTCTCAGGAAAGTGTTAAGAAACGTAGAGGGAAATCCTCTCTTAAAATTGACTCAGGGATTACTAGAAGTAATGCTGGGCTTAATGTGGCGTAAGCAATTGCTTAAACTTTGGAGTAATTATGGGTGGACTTAAAAAAGCATTTAAGAAGGTCGTAGGCCATGTCTTTGGTGGGGGTTCTGATGGGGGAACTGTAGAAATCTCTGCTCCCGCAGTTAGTCCTACGGATATCACTGGTCAGTATTCAGGGTCTGAAGACATCTCTGATAAGGCTGTTACCAAAAAGAAGAGAGCAGGTAAGAGAAGCCTGTCGGTAAGCACCGGAGAAAACTCTGGTGGGGCTACTAGAGGTCTTAATGTCGTATGAGTAATACTGAAGAACGTGATCCCTTTGTTGGGGATGATCCTCAGAAACCACAGGGGCCTAAGAAAGGTTCCCATTTTGTAAATAGGTAAACCGTTATGTTTGCTTTTGTACCCTATGATGTCTCTAAGGCTGGGGATTATCTTAAGAAGAGCCTAGAGTATATTGCAAAGAGTAATTGCTATAAAGGAATTAAACTCTATGCTGATCTTGATAGTTTTTCTATTAAGAAAGTATTTGAGGAAGCAATAAGAGATAATGTAGAAATTCATCAGGATCACACTAAAGTAATCCCGGGTAAGATCTATATGGTTCTTTGGTGTGATGAAGAAACGGGTACTGAGAGGGGTCTCTCATTGTTCTATTGTGAGGGAGTTGGCGGGTGGTTTAGTAAGGCAACAACTAAGACACTGATAGAACAATTACAGATTCGCTTTGATAGTACCCGATACTCTGCTGGGGTCTCTAGGCACACAGCAGAATACCTTAAGGATTTGGTTGACAAGGGTGTAGCCGATAGGGCTGTTGGAGGAGGGTCTTCTAATGATGCCAAACTTGTCAAGAATGCCTTTGAGAAGACAGGGTACAAAACAACATATGAGTTTATGTATGAGAAATAATATTTCTTATGAGAAAAGGATGATTAGTGGCAACTAGTAGTGATAATGTACTTGCAGAGATGCAAGAATTAGGTGCTAAGACAACCTATAATCGTCTTACTCAGGAGCGTGATGATTACACTCAGAGAGCAGAGAAGTGTGCTACCTATACGATTCCTAAGGCATTCCCTAAGGAATCTGATAATAGTTCTACGACTTATGACACTCCTTATAACTCTGTGGGTGCTCGTGGTGTAAACAATCTAGCTTCTAAACTTTTGCTTGCCTTGTTGCCTCCCTCTCAGCCCTTCTTTAGGTTGGGTCTTGATACTGAGAATCAGCAGAAGTTGGATCAGGCAGACCCTGATACTAAGGAACAGATTGACTATGGCTTGTCTATGATGGAACAAGCTATGATGAGATACATTGAGAGTATTTCTTTTAGACCTACTCTCTTTGATGCTCTCAAACAGCTCATCATTTCAGGTAATGCACTGCTGTTTCTTCCGCCTAAAGAAGGTGGTGTAAAGTGTTACCACTTGAGAGACTATGTAGTAGAGAGAGATGGCACTGGGAATGTCCTTCAGATTGTCACTAAGGATACTGTCTCTAAGGGTTCTCTTCCTGAGAACCTTTTGGAATACATGGAAAATGCTGATGATGCAGAAATCAGTGAGAAAGTTGATATTTATACTCATGTGTTCCGAGTCAATCAAGGTGAGTCCTATCAGTGGCAGTCTTATCAGGAAATCAATGAGCAGGTAGTCGAGGGGAGTGAACAGACATTCCCCATGAATAAGCTCCCATGGATTCCTATTAGATTCTTTAAGCGTGATGGGGAATCCTATGGACGAAGCTTTATTGATGACTATTTGGGTGACTTAATTTCCCTTGAGAATCTATCTAAGGCTATTGTCGATATCTCCATGCTGAGTGCCAAGGTTATCTTCTTGGTTAGTCCCTCTTGTCAGACTAATATTAGGGAACTTGCCAAGTGTGAAAATGGGGCCTTCGTAAAGGGTAAACCTGAAGATATTATGCCTGTGCAGATTCAGAAGACAAGTGACTTGCAGGTGTGTCAGGCTACTGCTTCTGATATTGAAGCTAGACTGTCTTACTGCTTCCTCTTGAATTCTGCGGTACAAAGACAAGGCGAACGTGTGACAGCTGAAGAAATCCGATATGTTGCTGGAGAACTTGAAGATACCCTTGGTGGTGTCTATAGCTTGCTCTCTCAGGAACTTCAGATTCCTTTGGTGAACTGTATCTTTAATCAGATGCAGTCTATGAGTATGCTCCCCACTGATGCCAACATTGGTGAGAACATTGAGCCTACTATTATTACTGGTCTTGATGCTCTTGGTCGTGGTGCAGACTTACAGAAGCTTGTAGAAGTTACTCAGCTGATTGTTCAGTTCCCTGAAGGGCAACAGGTATTGAACTACTCGGGTCTCTTTACGAGAATCTTTGCGGCGGCAGGGATTGACGCTAATGGGATCATTAAGACGCCTGAAGAAGCTCAGGCAGATATCAATCAGGCTCAGATGGATCAGCAAGCCATTGAGGGAGCCAATGAGGTAGCTGTAAATCAAGCTACTCAGCAATAACTAGGCTTGTGAATAGCAAGCTATTGGAGATTAATTTTGGCAGATATTGAAACCGATGAAAATCCTGAAGTAAACTCTAATGAAGAGTTTTATGGTAAGGATGCAGTTACGGGTAGTGAAGCAGATGCTATTAAGGATGTAGTTGTTGAAGAAACTAACTCAGGGGAAATCCTTCAGATGGGCACTGAGGGTGCCACTGATGACCTTGATGGCTCTGCTGACGAAGAAGCCCATAAAGAAGAAACACCTGAAGAACCTCAGGAGGGTGCAGAAGACACCAAGGCTAGTGAAGAAGCCTCTGTAGATACTCAGAGAGAATCTAGTGATAAGGCTATTGAAGCACTTGGTAAAGACCTGATCTCTAAGGGTGTTGATTTCCTTGGTGCCATTGAAGAATACCAAAACAATGGTGAACTTTCTCAGAAGACTTATGAGGCTCTTGAGAAGGCAGGGTATCCAAAGGAAGTCATTCAGGGCTTTGTAGAAACCCGAAAGGCTATTGACAATAAGTATGCTCAGGATGTCATGAATCACGTGGGTGGTGAAAAGGACTTCCGAGAGTTGCAGACTTGGATGAAGGGAAACCTCTCTAAGGCTGAACTTGATGCCTACAATGAGGCAGTCAATAGTGACAATTTGAATGCTGTTAAGCTGATTCTTGATGGTATTCAGGCTAAGAGAGTTGCTAAACAGGGAACTCGAAAGGCTACCTTTCTTGGTAATGTAGCCTCTAAGAGTGCCCCCAAGGGATTCTCTGGGCGTGATGAAATGATCAAAGCTATGAGCGATCCTCGTTATGGCATTGATCGTGCATACACTATTAGTGTGGAACGCAAGATGTCCCTCTCTAATGGTCTTTTTTAAATAAAACTAACTAAAGTAAATCTAAAAGGAAAAATAAAACTAATATGGCGGCTCTTACTGCTACTTCTATTTCCGATCCCGGTCAGAAACTCGGTACAGGTGATCGACGTGCGTTGTTCTTGAAGGTGTTTGCTGGTGAAGTCCTTACGGCTTTCACTCGGACATCCACCATGATGAACAAGCACATTGTTCGTACTATTTCGAGTGGTAACTAAATCTTTTGCTTCTCGTTAAAAACTTTCTTAATTGCTGGAAAGCTGTAGAATGCCAATCAGCAACTAAGCCTGATCGAAAGACAGGAAAGCTCAACGACTAGGTGAAAACCGTAGGCTACAAGCGTAGTCGAAATGGAAAGAATTATTATATGAGCGAATCTACTGAAGAGAGATTTAGGGTTTGTAGACTCTGTGGTAAAACTAAGCCACTAGAGGACTACTACTTTCGTAAAGACAGTAATAGTTATCGTACTGAGTGCAAACAATGTACGAAAGAAAAGGTTAGATTAAGGTCTACTGGTTGGTCTCCTGAAGAATATGAGAGACAGTGGTGTGTCCAAGAGGGTAAGTGTGCTATTTGTGGTTGCACATTGAACTCTTCAAGATACACTAAGGCTTCTGCTGATCATGACCATAAAACAGGTAAACTCAGAGGTATTCTCTGCTGTAACTGTAATACAGCTATTGGTCTTATGAAAGAAAACCCTTATAGACTTGAGTGTGCAATTCGGTATCTCGAAGAGCACAATAATAATTAAGATATAGTCTGAACACATAGGAAACTATGTGCTCTATAGTGTGGGAAACTATAGGGAGCTAGAGAGTAGCGTCTCTAGTGAAACGTGATGCTTGAAAAGTGCATCGTTTCCCGTGATGGGTCGTGCAATTGCTAAGTACCTTGAACCCGGTTATTCTCTCGATGATCAGCGTAAAGCTATTCAGCACAACGAACGAGTTATTTCTATTGATGGTCTCTTGACTTCTGATGTCCTTATTACGGATATTGAAGATGCAATGAACCATTATGACGTTCGTGCAGAATACTCCAAGCAGTTGGGTGAGGCTCTTGCTCAGGGTGCTGACTGCGCTATTATCAACGAACTTGCCAATGAGGCGGCTATTGATGCCACGAGTAAGGATGGTAACATTCCTGACGTGACTGGTGGCGCCAAGGGCACTGGTAAGGCATTTGAGTTTGTGACTGGTGCCGATATTGATCAGACTGCGACTTATGGCAACAAGATTCTTGAGGGTCTTGTGGCGGCTCGTGCTCAGTTCACCAAGAACTATGTGCCTCAGGGGGATCGTTACTGCCTGCTCACTCCTGATGGTTACTCTGCCCTGATCCGTGCACTGTTCCCTGACTCTGCCAACTATCAGGCATTCTGGGGTGGTGATGGTTCTAAGATTCAGAACATTTGTGGTTTCCAGATTATTGAAACCCCGAACCTCCTCAATGAAGGTATTGATGGTAAGCACACTCTGAATACGAAGGTTGCTACTGCTGGTCTTCAGGGTATTGTCTTCCATCGTTCCGCTGTGGGTACTGTTAAGCTGAAGGATTTGGCTCTTGAACGTGCTCGTCGAGCTGAATATCAGGCCGATCAGATCATTGCGAAGTTTGCCATGGGCCACGGTGGTCTCCGTCCTGAAGCTGTGGGTCTCTTTGTTAAGACCGCTCAGTCTGCGGGTTAATTAAACAAAAGGAAGCATCTATGAGTATTGTTACCATTTATGCTTCCTCTGTTTTGGAATCTATGAAGAAGCCTCAGGAGGAACCTAAAGAAACTCCTCCTGAGACTCCTAAAGTAGATAAACCTAAGAGAGGAAGAAAGAAGAATGACGTACATACTGACACCTCAAAGTGAACTTGAGGCAGTTAATGAAATTTTATCCTCTATTGGGTCTAGCCCTGTAGATACCCTTGATGAAAGTCTTGATGTAGATGTTATCAATGCTAAGAGACTCCTTGAGGCTACTAGCAGAGAGATTCAATCTAGGGGTTGGTATTTTAATACCGAAGATTCTGTAACTTTACAGCCTGACACCGATTCCAATAGGGTGCCTTGTCCTGAGAACTATTTAGTGTTCTATAGCGATGGGTATCAATTGGTTCGGCAGTCAGGCTATTTTTTCGACATTGCAAGTAGAACATCTGAGTTTCCGAATGGTCTTACTGTAACTCTTATTAGATACTTGCAGTTTGATGAATTACCTGAGGTGTTCCGCAAGTATATCACTGTTAGAACTGCTAGGCTCTTTCAGATGAGATTCTTGGGTGCTCAGGAAATTGATGCTTCTTTACAGTTTGCTGAAAGTGAAGCATATAGTGCCATTGTAGATTTTGAACTTAAGACAGGTAACTATAATGTCTACAATGATGATACTTTCAATAGTGGCAATATTGGTAGAAGCTAAGGAGGATACATGAGTTTAATCTCTCAAGACATTCTGTCCTTTAAGGGTGGTGTGTCTCAGCAACCTCCTATTATCCGCTATCCTGATCAGCTTGAAGAACAAATTAATGGGTTCTCTAGTGAAGTCTATGGGCTTCAGAAGAGACCCCCTAGTGTTCGTGTAGGGAAGCTTAAGACTACCCTTGGGGATAAGACTAGTAAGTGGCACGTGATTAACCGTGATGTTAATGAAAGATACTTTGTGAGAATCGTTAATGGAGACCTCGAAGTATTTGACTTTAATGGTAATAAGCTCACAGTTAATTTCCCTAATGGTAAAGCCTACCTGTCTAATATTAGTAACCCTGAGACTGACATTAAGTTAGTCACTGTAGCTGATTATACCTTCATTGTAAACACTAAAGTGAAGGTAGAAATGGAACCCTACTGGTCTGATGGTGGTTGGGAAAACTGTACCCTCTATTGGGTAAAGACATCCAACTATGGTAGAGTCTTTAGTATTCGTGTGAACAACAGTGAAGTTGCCAACATGATTACAGCCGACGGTGGTGAAGCTAAGCAGGCTCTTTGGGCTACTACAGATATTGTTGCAAGAGCCCTGTGGAAATCCATGAATGGGGACGGGGATGATCCTAATGGTGGTTATCCTAAAGATGACTATAGTTACGATTCATGGGTAGCCGAGTCAGGGACTGCTGAATGGGGCTATACTCATTGGACTAATGGGTCTCCATTACCAAGTGATACATGGAATAGAGGTCTTTTAGGATCCTCTGTGCTTTACCTTCAGAGAAGAGACGGGGGTACATTTCAGTCAGATGTAAGAGATGGCTACGGTGGGCAGTCTATGTTGCTCATCCGTAATGAAGTAGACAATGTAAATAAGCTTCCTGTGGTTGCCCCTGAAGGTTACATTATTAAAGTAAAAGGTAGAACCTCTAGTTCCACTGATGATGACTATTATGTCAAGTGGGTATCTGCTAAGTCCGTATGGCAGGAATGTGTAGCCCCTAATCACAAGTATAAACTTAAGAACTCTACAATGCCTTGGGGTCTCGTTAGGGAAGCCAATGGGACATTCACCTTTAAGCAACTCAGCTGGGATGAACGAGAAGCAGGAGATGATGACTCTAATCCTGAGCCTTCCTTTGTGGGACACACTATTAATGATATTTTCTTCTTCAGAAATAGACTTGGGTTTATCTCTGGGGAAAACATTATCTTAAGTGAAGCTTCTAGTTTCTTTAACTTCTGGTTTAAGTCTAGTGCTGTAATTGCTGATACAGATACTATTGACGTAGCTGTAAGTGATAATAAGGTAGTTAACCTTACTCATGCTATTCCCTTTAGTAGAGAACTTATTTTGTTCTCAAGAGAGGGGCAGTTTGTTTTGTCTTCTGAGGGCACTATGACACCTAAGAGTGTCAAGTGTGATAAGATTACGGGGTTTGTCTATAAGCCTACTGTGGCTCCCATTAACATTGGGGCTAGCATTTACTTCTTTAATACAAGAGTAGACTATGGGTCTCTTATGAGATTCTATACAGTACAGGACGTATCAGACCTTAAGGATGCTGAAGATTGCTCTGCTCATATTCCTAGTTATATCCCTAATGATATCCAAAGATTATCAGGGAATACTACCTTCGATATTGTAACTCTAGTAAATAAATCTAATCTTGTTTATCTCTATAAGTATATCATTCAGAGTGGACAAGAGTTACAGCAATCGTGGTCTAAATGGGACTTTGGGGACAGAGTAGAAGTTCATGTTGCTGAAGTCATTGATGATACTATTTGGCTGATCTTTAGAAATAAGGTTGGGGGTAACTTCTATATTGAGAAGTTGTCTTTGAGGAATAACCTTAAGGACTTCTCTAATGAACCCTATAGAGTCTTTTTGGATCATAAGATTTCTGTTAAGTTACCTGAAGGGAGCAGTTATTACGATGATTACTCTAATACTACTACATACAGCCTTTCAGATTTTTATTCTGATTCTACTGGGGCTAGTGAGTTTTCTGATGGCTACTTATTGGTAGACCTTAAGGGATTCACTCAGGACTTCAATGGAACTAAGATAACTCTCTCGGGTGATTGGAGAGGCAGAGATGTTATTGTAGGCAAGAATATTCCTGTAGAGTATCAATTGAGCACCCTTAAGATTAAACAAGGTAACAATGGAGTAGTAACTAGTGAAAATGCTGGACGTCTTCAGCTCAGATACTTTTGGGTTAATTTTGCTGATAGTGGTGTGTTTACTGTAAAGGTGAAAGACACAGGGAGAAACCAAGAGTATAGCTATAAGTCTACCTCTAAGTATTTCTCTAAGAGTGACAACATCATAGGTAAGGTTACACTGCATTCAGGTAAATTTAAGATTCCTGTACAAAGAAACACTGATGATGTAGCTATCAGTATTGTTGATGACAGTCCTTTGCCTCTTACGATTGTCTCAGGTGGATGGGAGGGTCTTTATGTCAGACGTACTCAAAAGGTTTGATAGTGTTCTAGGGGCTGTCACTAAGGAAACTGAGAGAATCTGTGGGGAAGTCTATGGGTGCCTTAAGGAGCACCCTAGACAGTTTGATCCCCCTATTTATGATTATGTTCATGGGGGGATTTATACTAGAACCATGTTCCTACCAAAGGGTGCCATGATTATGGGAGCACTCATTAAGGTTCCTACTACATTAGTTATTAGTGGTTCTTGTTTTGTATCTGATGGTATTAAAATTCAGGGTATCAATGGGTATTGCACTATCTTTGGTGAACCCAATAGACGTAGCATTTTTTATGCTTATGAAGATACCTATGTAACAATGCTGTGTAGAGTAACAGCTACTAATACTAAAGATGCTGAGAAAGAGTTTACAGATGAGTGGGAACTATTGACTACCAATAAGGAGAATAAATGAGTGGTGTAATTGCTGGTGCAGTTATTGGTGGGATTGCAGGGTTCTCTAGTGGTGGCCTTAATGTCCGTAAGGCTAACAAGAAAGTAATTAAAGCTTTCAACAAAAGCCTAGCTGTAATGAATAGAAATTACTCTTATGCACAGAATGAACTTGATAAGCAAGCTGTGTATGAGCGTGATGGTGCTATCTCAGAGATGTATCAGCTGTCTCTTAATGGACTCCGTAATAATTCTCTTGTAGAAGCATCTCTTGGTGAGTCGGGTCTTGAAGGACGCTCACAGAGGGCTGTTGCTAGAGATGTTAGAGGACAATCTGAGAGACAGAAGGATAACATTCAGAGTAGTTACGAGAATGCTATTTATTCCATTAAGTCTAAGAAAGATTCCCTTCATGTGGAATACTCTCAGGATGTCCAGAATCTTCATGCTCAATATCAGGCACAGATCACTAAGGGTTGGAATGCCTTCTGGAAGATTGCTGATTCTACTGCCCAAGGTGTTGCTATGGGCTACTTTGGTGGTGCTGTTGGTGGTGCCTTCATTGGTGGCGCCATGGGAGGAGCCTCGGGAACTGGGTTAACTGCAGGTGCCACAGGTGCTTCTGCTGGTCTTACAGGAGCTGGAAGTTCTACTCTTGGTGGTGCAGGAGCGGCTACCTTAGGTGGCGGCTCTAGCTTTGGTCTTTTAGGCTCTGCGGGTTCTGCTGGTGCCTCTAGTAGTGCTTTAAGTTCTTTAGGTGTAGGAGCTAGTTCGAGTACTGGGGGCTTAGGTGTAAGTGCTTTGTCTAACACAGGACTTGCTACGAGTGCCGCTGGTAGTGGCTTTAGTTGGGCTGGTGGTTGGTCTAATGTGATGAATAACTGGGGTACTTATTATAATAATATGAATAAGTATATGAACTATTATAAGACATTCAGGTCTTATGTAGGCCCAAATAATAGAAGAGGGACGTATTATTAATGCCTTTTAAGAGTGACTATGGCAGTACTTCTGCTAAAACTTCATGGGGTCAGTGGGCTTCTTTTAGTTTAGGCTTAGGGAAACTCTCAGGTTATCAGGGGAGAACACCTTCTATTAGTAAGCCCTATCAGGGGGGTATTAAAGAAGAGACTGATTGGCTTAATGTAGCCTCAGGTGTTCTTTCGGGTCTTAATGCTGTAGCTGATGAATATGAGAAGGATGTCTCTAAGGATGTCGATAAGTATCTTCAGTCACATTCACTTCAGGAATATCAAGATCATATTAAGGCTAAAGGTTTACCCTTTCAGAATGACCCCATTGCCATGAAGGTCTTTAAGACCAAGTATGGCTCTATTTATTCTGGATTAGCTGAAACTGAATTCCAACAGAGAATCCAAGATGGAGACTTTAAGGGCTTATCTGAGGCAGAACTTGATGCAGAGCACTATAAGTTTATGAGAGAAAAACTCTCTGAGATCAATGATGATACTCAGGGAGAATTCTCAGGTAAAGTCTTTGAAGAGTCCTTCTGGGCACAATCCCCTGCTAATCGTTTGAGTGCAATGAAGATTCACCAAAAGAGAGAACAGGGGATTAAGCTTCAGGAAGACAAGAATGCTAATATTGCATTGTTCCAACAGGGTCTTGAAGATGGAACCGTGCATGATACTGCGAGTGCACTTAATGGTTTCTCCTTAATGTATAATTCAGGGGGATACCATCAGACTCCTGATTCTTGGGAGGGACAACTTAAGGAACATCTTCAGGCTATTGCTGAAAGTCCTAATGGAGCTGAAATCCTTAAGGGACTTATCGGTAAAGACATGATTGGTCTTCAGGGGAGAAAGTTTGATAAGGACTTAATTGATCCCCTGATTACTAAGGCTGTAGCCTATAGGGCTTCTCAAGATGCTTCTGATAAGTATGCTTTTTCTGCTGGTGTCAATGAGTTAGTCAAGAAGGATGACCTGCATACCGTTAATCAAATGCTTGACGATATGCTTAAGGCTAACGGTGATGTTAAGACTTGGCAGACTGAAGAACTCTTTAGGGCGTCTGAAAAAATCAAAGATAACAGATTTGCTCTTCAGAAGAAAGCCGCAGGTGAAGCAGAAAAGGCTAAAGCTAATGCAGAGGCATTCATTAACTGTAGGAAATTCTGGGATGCGGCAAAAGTGGGTGCTGTGCCCCCTGCTGGTCAGAAGGGTGTTGTAGGGTTTACTCAAAATCAGTTCAATGAGTGGTTCACTATGGAGCGCCTTAGTGGCCGTATTACTGATGATGAAATTGTAGCTGTAGCAGGGAACACCTCAGTTGAAGCTAATAATCCTGCGGCTAAGTTTATTAATACTTATTGTACTGCTGGATTGTCTCTTATTGACGGTTATATAAATGATCCAAAGGTTGAGATTCCTGATAATGAGCATATCCCCATGGAGATTCAGTTCTTAGGGACACTCTATGCTAAAGACCCTAATGTATTCCATCAGGTAGTAGCTAGGACAGGAAACAAGTCTACTGAGGCTATTGGTTCTATCCTAATGGCTAAAGCTAGTGGTATCTCCTTTCAAGAGATTATTCACAGTATGAGAGATTTGAATAAACTTAAGGGTGCTCAGGATTATAACTCAAGAGCCACTAGAGAGAACCTTCTTAATCTTATCTCAAAAGAGGTAGGGGATTATGAAGATTTTTATTCAAGAAATTATCTCTTGACTAACTCTGCTAGTGCTATCGTTCACACAGGGCTTAAAGCAGATAAAGCATTTGAGGCCGCCAAGAATCAGCTTCTTAGTTCCCATACAAAGTTTCGTGGTACCTTCATTCCTAATAATCTCTTAAGTTCTAGTGGTCTCAATAATAATGACCTTACCACCAAGCTCCTTGATGAGAACATTGAGTCTCTTAAGAAGCCTGTTGGTTCCGTAAGGTTTAATATGCTGAGAGGCACTATTGATGTTATTGGCCAAAACTATGTTACTGTCTTAAAGAGGTATACTATGGCAGACATTAAGACCCTTGGGGATGACTTCATGAAGAAACAAACAGGTTATTATAAGTCTTCGGATGTAGCTGATAAGACTATTACAAAGATTCTTAATAACCCTGTGGAAGGAGGGGATTTCTAATGCCTATTCCTAATACTTACTCTAGAGGGTATTTTATTGATACCACCCCTAAAGAACCTGAGGCTTACATTCAACAAATGGATGATGAAGTAGGGCTTGGGGAAGGCCTCAGGCATAGCCCCTTAGGTAATTACCTTAGAGAAGCGGAGATTACAGGGGCTTTTAATGATGAAGCCTCTGATTATGTTGTTTCTGAAGAAGAAATCATGAAGGTTGGACAGGCAGTAAACTGGAATGATACTGCTATGAGGCATATCCTGAATAAGGTAACTAAACCTGAAGACATCCAGCCTCTTATTGATAACTATGAGGATAATGTACGTTATGCCCAAAGTGTTGCCAAGGCTGGGCTTGTAGATTCTCTTCAGTCTGGTCTTGGTAATATGCTTGGTAATCCTGTAGACCTCTTGACTATTCCTGTAACGGCAGGCGCAACAGTCCCTAAAGCTATTCTTACAGGTGCCCTTATGGGCATGGGTTCTGCTGTAGCTGAAGAACAGTTCACAGGTATTGAACAAGAGATTACCTATAGCACTATCCTTGGAGGGGCTACTCTTGGTGGTCTTGTGGGAGCAACACAGTTTATCAGGGGTATGCGTGGTGTTAGTGATGCCCTTGAAGAGACAGCCACTAAGTCAGACCTTATCAATAATGCTTTATATACTGCTGGTGGTAAGGCTTCTGATGGAGTCAAAAAGGTAGCTAAAGTTATTCAAGATAATACACCTAATGCCGTCAAAGAGTTTGCTTCAGATACCCTTACAAGAATCAAAAATGCTAATCCTTTTTGGTCTCTTGAGGGTGCCTATGATGAAGTAATTAAGAATGAAGCTACTAAAAGGATGCTTAATAAAATCTTTATTTCCCAAAAGGGACGAAAGACTGCTACAGGGTATACTCAGGCACCAGAAGGACTTCAGACGGTAGAAGAACTCATTAGAGACGATGAGATTCACCTTAGACGTATCTCTGATAAAGCTCAGGATACTCTTAGGAAACTTCAAGAACTCTATGATGATCCTGAAGGCCTCCGACAGGCTATGTTTGATGCCCTTGAAGGTAGAATGCCTAGTACCTCTAAGTTGCATCAGGTAGAAGGCTTTGATAATCTTATTACAGACATGAGAGGCTACATTGATGGTCAATTTGCTAAACTACAGAATGCAGGTATAAAAGTAGCGGACTTTGGTAAAAACTACTTCCCTTTTAGAACAGATTGGAATAGAGCTAAAAGGTGGATGTCAGAGCTGTTCCCTGAAGCTAAAGACTATAATACTGCTAAGAAGTTACTTTCAGATAAAGTTAAGAAGCTTCTTTTGAAGACTCTTGATAATCCCACAGATAGACAGAGACTTAAGGAATTCTGGATGAATAGCCTTAAGGCTAAAGGTGTGGATACTGCTGAAGCTACTGATGCAGAGTTTGTTGAGTGGGCTAAGAAGCAAGCAGGAAAGGATGCTTTTGGTTATGTCGATCAAAGTAAGTCTGTAAATGCTAATGGGGAAGATGTAGATTTCTTGGCAAGTTATCGGCAGAAGCGTACTCCTTGGAATCATCGTTATGAAGATAAAGATGGTTGGAGAGTAGACCAACTTAGAGCTGATCCCATTCAGACCCTTATGGCTTATGGAAGAAAGACCACAGGGGATGCTATTGCTTCTTCTCTGTTTGGTGCACGTACTGATGCTAAGGGTTCTATTAGGCAAAAACTAAAGAAGGAGCTTAAGAAGTACGTTAAGGCTGAAGCTGATGTAGTTAAGCCTTCTTTGAGAGATTCCCAAGAGAAAGCTGTTCAGCGAGTTATGGATACCGTAGAAAGGGCTATCTATAGGACTACTGAAAGAGACACAGATGAAGCTAGAGGTGTCTTAAGTGCTATTGCTGATATTGCTCGTAACCTGACTTTCTTTACATCTAATGGTTACATGGGTCTCTTGAATTTAACTGAGCAGGCTGAAGCTGTTAAGGCTTATGGTGGAACCTTTTTTATTAAGTCTATCCCGGGTCTTGCAGGTAAATTCTCAAGCTGGTCTAAAGGTGAATATACTCCTGAATGGAGACGTTCCTTTATGAATATGCTCTTTGGTTATGAAACTAGAGGGCTTAGGATTTGGGATGAAACTTTAGCAAGAGCTGAATATAAGTATGGCGAAGGCTCTATTAGTGCTAAACTTGTGGCAGGTACCGCACAGTTAGCTGAATGGTCTCCTTTAACTAGATTCCTTAATGCCACTCAGGAAAGCATTGTTAAGACTGCCCAAGATGAGTTCTTAGGGGAATACTTGAGGTATCTCTATAAGTCTTCTCCCTTAGGTGATCCTAAAGGTTGGGCTAAGGGGTTTCTCAATAGGACTACTCTAAGAAGAGCAGGTGTTTCTATGGCTGATTTTAAGCACCTTGAGACTGCTATGAGAAAAGCCTTTGAGCCTGTTGCTATCGCGGATGCCTCCATGGGTTTCAAAGTGACTGATCATATGGCATTACTTAATGATCCAAGAGCTATGTTTACTTTGAGACGCTTAGGAAACTATGTGGCTTCTGAGTGTATCCAAAGGAACTCTTTAGCTAACACTATGCTTTGGCAGGGATCTAAAGCATCCCCTCTCCTTGGTCTCTTATTCCAGTTTAAGACTTTTGCATTAGCTTCTTGGAATAATAGATTTATGAAGTCTATCAATAGATTCGAAGAAGGTGATGCTATTGGACAGCTTCAGACACATAGTATTTCAACAGCTCTTGCAGGGTTGGGTGTTATTGCACAGTCTAGTGCTAAAACTGCTGGTATGTCTGATGAAGACAGAAAGAGGTGGTGGAAAAGAAACTATGGTGTAGAATCTCTTGACGAAGCAGATTATGGAACCTTCTTTAGGTTTCTTATGAATGCAGGATTACGCTCAGGGATGTATGCCGCTATCTCTTTACCTCTTAGTCCTTTTGTTGGTGGTGACTTAAAGTCTACTACTACACCGAGAGCTAAGACAGGTGAATTTGAGCCGTTCTCTGTTGAGAATATTGTAGACTTCTTCCCTGCGGCTAGAATGGTAAATACTGCCTTAAGAACCCCTGCGGATATTGCTAATATTATTCGATATACATATCTTGAAGGTGAAGGTACCTATAGTGATGCTGAAATAGATAGAAACCTTAAGAGATCACAAAAGGCTCTTGTGAGGGATTTCCTTGCAGTAATTCCTAATGTTGATTACTTAAAGAATCAACTTAAGGAAACTGCTTATGAACATATAGATAACAAATAAATGGCAAACACACTTATTATTTATAGGGGTGATGGAAGTACTACTGATTTTGCAGTACCCTTCGATTACCTTAGAAAGAGTTTTGTGAAGGTTCTTTTAGATTCCGTTACAGAACTTAAAGGTGGTAGCTCTACAGATACCTCTGCGGACTATTACTTTGTGGATGCTACTACAATCAGACTGAGAAAGATTGTCCCTACTACAACACAGACAATCACTATCCGAAGATATACCTCAGTTAAAGAAAGAGTGGCATCTTTTAGAGATGGCTCTGTGTTGTACTCTAAGGACTTGGATACTGCTCAAGTTCAGGCTTTTCATATTGCTGAAGAAGCACGTGATGTCATCAATGATGCTCTTGTTGTCGACAGAGAGAATAACTGGGACGCTAGAAACAAGAGAATTATCAATGTAGGTACCCCTGTAGCTGATAATGATGCTATGACTTATGGCATCTATAAGGCTGATGCTTTAGGGGCCCTTCATTCAAAGCTTGATGCTGAGAAAGCTAGAGACAGAGCTGTTGAAGCTGAGACTAACTCTAAGAAGTCCGAAGAGAATGCTAAGCTGTCTGAGACAAAGGCTAAGACTTCTGAAGAGAATGCTGTAAGTGCCTCTGCTCATGCTGATGAAGTAAGGACTGAGAATAGAGCTATCATTAAGGAAGCTAGAGAGATCATTGCAGAGGATCGGGTTCTCCATAAGGAAACCAAAGATAACACTGCAATCACTGTAGCAAGAGCTGATGAGGCTGTCCTTAGTGCTAAGAACGCTAAGGACTCTGAGGTTAACGCTAAGAAATCCGAAGAGGCAGTTACCTCAGTAGCTAATGTCATTGTCCCTATTGCTCCTGAGATTAAGGTCGTAGCTGATAACATTGATAGTGTTGTTACTGACTCAAATAGTATTGGCAACATTAACATTGTAGGTAACGACCTTACAGGGTCTCTTTCAGATACTCTCTATGATGACTATGGTGACTTAGGGAATCCGAGTGCTCCCTCCCCGACAATCACTGGTGGTAACATCAAGGTTGTTGCAGACAACATTGAGTCAGTCCGTACTGTTGCAGGCTTAGCTCCTGACTTTGAGACGGTTATCGAGTCAGTTAACACTGTCACTAGTCTTACCACAAGAGCTGAGAAGGCATCTAAGAGTGCTGAAACAAGTGCTACTAATGCTGGTGCCTCTGCGACTAACGCTCAGGCATCTAAGGTGAGTGCATCAGGTAGTGCTAGTCTTGCTAAGGACTGGGCTAACAAGATGGATGGCACTGTTGATGATACTGAGTATTCTGCTAAGTACTATGCCAACAAGGCTAAGACTGATGGTGGTCAGGCAGTCAATCAGGCTGTTGCCTCAGCTGTCAAGCAGGTGACTGATGAGGGTACTAAACAGGTTAACTTAGCTAAAGCTGAAGTAACTAAGGCTACTGAGCAGGCCAATATTGCTAAGCAACAGACTGCCTTGGTTACTGCTGAAGGTAACAAACAGGTAACTAGAGTTACTGATGCAGGTACTAACTCTGTAAAGAAGGTGACTGATGCTGAAGCTACCTCTGTGCAGGCCGTACAGGCTGAAGGTACTAAGCAGGTTAACTTAGCTAAAGCTGAAGTAACTAAGGCTACTTCTCAGGCTACCATTGCTACTACTAAGGCTTCTGAAGCTGAAGCTAGTGCAACCTCTGCTAGTACCTCAGCGGGTCAGGCAGATGCTAGTGCAAAGAGTTCTGCTAGTAGTGCCTCTACAGCTACCACACAGGCTACTGCAAGTGCTAACTCAGCTAAGGCGGCTAAGCTCTCTGAAGACACTGCGGCTACCCATAAGGAATCTGCTAGTAGCTCTGCAACTAAGGCTAAGGCTTCTGAAGCTGAAGCTAAGAAACAGGCAGACTTAGCTAGAAGTTATGCTGATCAGGCATCTACAGGTCAGCTTCAGCCTGACTGGGATCAGTCCGATAGTACTCAGAAGGATTTCATTAAGAATAAGCCTGATCTGAGTACCTATGCTACAGCTACAGCTCTTAGTACTGGTCTTGAAGGTAAAGCCAACAAGGCTCATACTCATGCTGTAGCTGATGTGACTGGTCTTCAGGATGCACTTAATGGTAAACTTAGTGTTGCTACTTTTGAAGGATTTGTAGATTACGGGGACTTAGGTACCCCTTAAAGTGAATTATGGCAATTAAACAAAGAAAACAATTAACTGGTACTACTGCACAGATCAATGCTTATGCTGGTGTTGAAGGTCAGTTAGTCTGGGATAAGACAAAGAAGAAGTGGGTAGGCATGAGTGGTACTGCGGGTACTAACTACCCAATGGCATCTGAAAGTCATACACACAGTATCTCTAATGTGACTAACCTTCAGACTACCCTTGATGGTAAGCAACCTAAAGGTGACTATGCTACAGCTACAGCTCTTACAGAGGGTCTTGCAGGTAAAGCTAATACGTCACACACCCATACTATTGCTAATGTGACTGACCTTCAGACTACCCTTGATGGTAAGATTCCCAAGACTGGTAATCGAGGTGCCCTTGCAGGTTACTCTACTAGTGCTGTGGGTACCACTGTAGATGCCTCTGCTAAGGACTCTCAGTATGCTACCTCTGGTGCTGTTACTGTCAAGAATGGTGCTACAGGACAGGCTTGGACTAAGGTTGTGAAGATGTCCGCAGGTACTGTTACCTTGGAGTCAAACTGGACGTGGGTCGATGGCGAAGCACCCGAGTTGTCCTTTCCGTGTCTTTTAATTTGTCATTGGAATAACGATAAGGGTATCGCAGGTGTTGTTAAGGGAGCGGCTTAAGAATGATTAAGTATAACTACAAGGGTAACCAGTACGATTGGCTTGGAGATATTCGTAAGGTTATCTGGAATGAAGATCGTATGGTCTTTGGTGAATGGGATGAAGAAACTAAGAAACACTTTGGTGTTACTGAGGTAAACATTCCTGAACCTGAAGTTCCTCCTTATGTCCCTACTGATGAAGAACTTGCTGATAGAATCAGAAGAGAACGAGATGAGAAACTTGAGGAGACTGACTTCTTCGTTATGCCTGACTATCCGAGTGATCCTAAAGATCTTGAAGAAGTGAAGACTTATAGACAGGCTCTTAGAGATATCACGAAACAGAGCAGTTTCCCTAAAGAAGTTACTTGGCCTGATCTTCCGAGTGTATTCAAGAAGGATACTGATGGTATTGGTCTTAAGTTAGCTAAGGCTAGTTCACTAGCTAAGGTGGGGATCTAATGAGTGTTGATAATAGTGAACTTCTGATGCTCCTTGGGGGTAAAAAGAAATCTAAGTCAACCATTGGTAAGGCAGGACAACAGGGGTTCGGTGTGGGGGTCTATGGGGGTGATCCTGCGGACTTGACTGCTATGGGGTTGGCTCCTATGGAAGGGTGTGAGAATCCATCTAGTGAGAACTATGGTAATTACATCCATACTAATGGTTCTGTAATGGTGTTTATTCCTGCTTTCGCTATCCGCATAGGAAATGCGAGTGCCCCTCTTTACTCCAAGTATGAAGCAGATACCATTGAGATCGGAGACGTTGAGCTGAATGGTAAAGATGGCTGGGCGATTCCACGTGGGTTCTACGATGGGGGTGTGCTTCATTCTGGGTTCTTTATTGATAAGTATTTATGTAGTAAGGACTCGACCGGAACGTTGGCTGTGTCTGTTAAGCTCGGAGAGCCAATTTCTCTTTATTCGGCCTATGAGCCATCGGGCACAATGCCGGACTGTGATGGTTATCTTTATGACGCTATTACTCTGGGGCGTGCTCGGGGGGAACATTACGCTCTTGTGTCATGTTACCAATGGGCTATTATTTCTCTCGTCTCTTTGGCCCATGCCCAAGCGGCAACAAGTGCAGATGCGTGTGCTTGGTACGATGCGGATGGATTGACGAATTTTCCAAAGGGGAATAACGCTCAGACCACTAGCCTCAATAAGGACATTGATGATGATAGTATTTTATTTAGTGCCTCTGCACAGAATGAATATTTTTCAAGAACAGGTGGTGCTAGTCCCCTGGAAAAGACAACCCATAATGGGCAGAAGAGTGGTATTACTGATGTGAATGGAAATAAGCTTCAACCAGTGTTGGGGTGGCATAACCCGCTAACTGCGTCATCTACCTTTGGAACGGCAAAACTGTCCGTGAAGATGCATGACTTCACAAAAGGCAACCGCAACGATAATTCGCTGTTTGATGAGTATGCCATTACTGGACTCGCAGACGATCGCCGCCAGTATTACTGGGAGTCACCAGGGTTGTATCCCCCTAATAACCCCATGTTTGACCTTTGTGGTGTCATACCGAGAACATTTCGCTCTAGTACTAACACGGAATATTTTGGTGAGGATGGGCTCAGGATTTCGTCGGGTCAAGAAAATGTTTTGCTGGTGGCTGGTTCCTATTACGACGGTTATACGGCGGGAGTGTGGTTTCGTAGTGCCCCTTATAAATGGACAGCATATGGAGACACGTATGGGTTCCGGGCGGCAGGCTATCCCCCCCCTAACTAAACTAAAAAAAACAAACTAAAAATTTACCTCTAGGTTCTCCTAGAGATAATCACCCTAGGGTTAACCCCTAGGATTCCTTGTGATTGAGCCTTTTGATAACTGGGGTTCAATCGCTTCTTATATTAAGTTATCAAATATAACTCTAGTAATAACTAGAAAAGAAATATACTATGGCAGAATATGCTTCTAAAGGTGTTGCAGGCTCGGGTCTCGGGTTAGGCATCGCAGGTACGGCTCTTGGTCTCCTCAATAATGGAGGCAATGGTGGTGTTCTTGGTGGTCTCTTTGGTAACAACAATCAGGCTGTCATCTCGGCTCTTCAGGCTGAGAACGGTCAGTTGAAGGCAGAGAACTACTCTGATAAGGTGAGCAAGGAGGTCTATATGCAGTCTTTGACTGACAATCGTAGACTCCGTGATGAAACCTTTGCTTATCTTAAGCCTCTGTCTGATGAAGCCGCGAATAACCGTGTGGAACTCGCTAAGCTTCAGGCAGAACTCAAGTGTTGCTGTGAAAAGCAGGAACTTCGTGAACAGATTGTCCTCGGTAAGGTCAATGAGCTTGCTCTGACTACTCAGGCTAAGTTCAGTTGCCTCGATGGTACTATCGCCAACATGATGGGTACCCTTGGAAAGATCACCGATACAGTTGTTCCTATGAGTGCAATCTGCCCGACTCCTATGGCTAAGTATAATTCGTGGACTGCTCCCACGACTACTCCTGCCACTGGTGGTTAAGAGTTAATTTCCTATGAAAATCAGTTTGAGTAAAATCTCTCAGGTGCTCCCTGAGTTTGTTGATACTCGACTGATGCCTAGTGCTCCCTCTACGATGAAATGGATTCTTGGAGGGAGTACATTCTTGATTCTGCATCAGGCTGATACCCTCATCGGTAAGTATCTGCCTATGCTGAAGCAGGTAGGTATCGTCGATAATAACAATAAGGTAGATATCGAAGTTGCCAAGGGGTTCATCAATAGTGCATTCGATAAGAGTGGTACTGTTGAATATCTTGGTTTTAAGTTCGATAAGTCTGATGGTGAAGCTTTAATTAACATTATGGAGAAATACAAAGATGATTGATGCTAAATGGGAAGAAGAAGTGATGGCTATGTCTAAGCATAAGCTTCTTGAAGCTGTAGAAAAGCTTAATAAAGAACCTTATCACAGTGCAGAAGATATCAGAAAGTATAAGGATGCCTATAAGGCTATCTACTATCTGCTCAGTATTGAGAAGGCTAACAAGTAATTTAATAAATGTAATCTAGGAGTTATATGAACGTTACAAAGAAAGATAATACTCAGGAACCTTGGGATACTAATAAGATCAAAGTGGCTATCCATAAGGCCGCTGAAAGGTGCAAGTGTCCTATTACTGATTTCTCCATTGAAAGAGTTATTCTCGGAGTTCTCTCTGAGATCAAAGATAGGGATTCAGTAAGTGTCTCTGAGCTTCACTCTTTGGTAATTCATTACTTAGCCTTTGAGAACTTCCCTGAGATTTCTAAAGCCTATCAGGAATATAGAGACTATAAGAACACCTACGTGAAGGAATTTGAGAACCTTAAGAAAGAAGCTGATAATGTTCTCTTCTTGGGAGACAAGGAGAATGCTAACTTTGATAGCTCTCTTAGTTCTACCAAAGGTAGTCTTATTCGTGGGTATCTCACTAAGGCTCTCTATAAGCAATTCTATCTTAGTAAAGAAGAAAAGGAACTCACCAAGAGAGGTGACATTTATATCCATGATCTCCGAGATATGATCTTGGGGTCTGTCAACTGTTGTCTCTTTGATATTGGGACTGTCTTGAAGGGTGGCTTTGAGATGTCTAATACGACCTATACAGAACCCAATAGTGTCCTTAGTGCCCTTCAGGTTATCGGTGATGTTACTCTTATCGCTACAGCTCAGCAGTTCGGTGGGTTCACCCTTGCAGAACTCGATAAGGTTCTTTTGCCTTACTGCAAGAAGACTATGAAAACTGCTAGAGAACTCTATAAGAAGTACTCCTTGGATGACACTCAATGTGAGAACTTTGTGTGGGAAACTCTTACGAGAGAACTCACTCAGGGGTTTCAGAGTATGGAACTTAAGGTAAATACCATTCCGTGCTCTCGTGGTGACTTTGCTTTCACTACGATTACTTTTGGGCAATTCGATTGGGAACAGTTGAGTGCTGAAGATCGTAATATCCTTTGTCTCATTGATACCATCATGCTGGACACTCGAATGAAGGGGCATGGGGGAAAACAAGTTGTGTTTCCTAAGTTGGTCTACTTGTTTGATGAAGAACAGGTTAAGAATGACTTATATTCCAAACAGGTTTACACTAAGGCTATCGAGTGCTCATCTAAGTGTATGTATCCTGATTGGTTGTCTTTGAGGGGTGACCCTGAGCATAATGTGGTAGCAGATACCTTTATTAACCACGGGGCTATTACGTCACCGATGGGATGCCGGGCGTATCTCACTCCTTGGGCTGATCCTGATACAGGCAAGTATATCACTATTGGTAGATGCAATATTGGAGCAGTTTCTCTTAACCTTCCTGTCATTATGGCAGTCTGTAAGAGAGACTTTGGAGAATCTTGGAGAGATCACTTCTGGGATGTCCTTAAGGATCGAATGGAAGCAATCAGAGAGTTCCTTAAGAAACGCTATGACATCATCAGACACACTAGGGCTTCTACTAATCCTATGGCATTCACTCAAGGGGGATTCTATAAGGGTTTCTTAAAGCCTGATGATGAAGTTGGTGATCTTGTAAACTATATGACAGCCTCTTTTGGTATTACTGCCCTTCATGAGGCTACTGTGTTATGGACTAATGGTAAAGGACTTCATGAGACTAAAGAATTTGCTAATCAATGCTTGGACTTCATTAACAAACTCATTCAGGATTACAAAAAAGAAGATCATTATCTTTATGCTTTATATGGTACTCCTGCGGAGTCTTTGTGTGCAACCCAAGCAAAACAATATAGAGATTTCACTGGTGATACTCAATTTGGAGAATACTTCACTAATTCCTTTCATCTTAAAGTTACCGAAGACGTCACGCCTTTTGAAAAACAAGATGAAGAATATGAGTTTTTCCACAAATGCAATGGCGGTCACATTCAATATGTAAAGATTGCTAATCCAAAGAATCTCAAGGCACTTGAGGCGGTTATCCTTAAGGGAATGTCTCAGGGATTTTATCAGGGTGTTAACTTTGATGCCGCATACTGTGAGGATTGCCATAGTCATAGCACTAACGTACTTTTCAAGTGCCCTGTGTGTGGCTCTAGTAATATCTCTGTTGTCTCTCGTGTCTGTGGCTATTTGGGCTACAGTAACATTAAGGGTCATACTCGAATGAATGATGGCAAGATGGTTGAGATTAAAGAAAGAAAATCAATGTAATATAATAAGGAAACTTTTATGACTGATAATATGAAACCTACAGCTTTTTTCTATATGATGCCCAACTGTAAGACCTGTAAAGAGGTTGCCCCTATTGTTGAGCGTGTCTGTAATGAACAAGGGGTTATCCTTGTGGATGTCCATTTGGAGGGCGTTCGAGAGGAAGCCTTAAAGGACTTGTCTCTTCATGGGTTGCCTACTCTGAGATGGAACAAGAAGCAGATGTATAAGGACTTCACTGAAGAGAACATTAAGGTTTTCCTTAGCGTCTAACTATGGAGAGGATAGAGAAAATAGTGGAATCAGTTGATGTACCCTCAGTGTGTACTTATGCCGTCCCACCTGTAGCTGTATCCTCTTTTACTCTTCTTGGTTTAACACTACACGAATGGATTTATGTAGTTACTATCATCTATACAGTAATTGCTATTGTAGTGTTAATCAGGAAGACTTTCTTTCCAAAGATTGTAATCACAAAGGAAACAAATGACAGAAAGAAAAGAACTAGAAGATATTCTTGGGCATATACACAAAACTATGCTAAACGATATGCTCGAAGACTTAAGAAATCCAGAAAAGAGAACCCCTCAGCTCTATAATGCTGTCATTAAGGAGTTAGAGAGAAATGGCATTGATTGTGTTCCTAAAGCTGGGGATGAAGCAGGAGATACCTTAAAGAAAATCATGGAGAATGTTAAAGAAAACTTAGGAGATGAAATTGAATTCGCAAGAATCTCTTAAAGATTTCTATGATAATTTCCCTCTGTTTGTAGGTCTTGTATGGAAGTACATTGGGCTTCCTAGACCTACTGCTGTCCAGTTGGATATCGCTAAGACACTTCAGAATCTCCCTAACAACAGATTTATCCTTGAAGGGTTCCGAGGGGTAGCCAAGAGTTTTATTACTTGTGCTTACTCTGTGTGGAGACTTTGGAGAGACCCACAGATTAAGATCATGATTGTCTCTGCTAATAAAGAAAGAGCTGATGCTAATGCTGTCTTTATTAAGAAAATCATGAATACTCTTCCCTTCTTGGAACACCTTAAGGCTAGAGAAGGACAGAGAGATACACAGAATCTCTTTGATGTAGGCCCTGCTAGACCCGATCACTCCCCTAGTTTGAAATCTGTGGGTATCGAAGGGCAACTTACGGGTTCCCGTGCTGATCTCATTGTGGCAGACGACGTTGAGGTGCCGAAGAATTCCTTTACTCAGGTACTTAGAGATAAACTCTCAGAACTTGTTAAAGAGTTTGACTCTGTGATTAAACCGGGGGATAAATCTCAGATTATTTACCTAGGTACTCCTCAGAATGAGATGTCTCTTTATAATGAATTACAAGAAAGAGGCTATACCTGTATTATTTACCCTGCGAGATTCCCTTATGATGAGAAACATAGGAGAACTTATGGTACTCGTTTAGCTAAATTTATTGCTGATAAGTTCGATAATGATCCTAAGATTGCAGGGAAGCCTACTGATCCCTTAAGATTCGATGATATGGACTTGCAGAAGCGTGAACTCTCTTATGGTAGAGCTGGTTTCATGCTTCAGTTCATGCTCGATACTACCCTCAATGATGCCAATAAATACCCCTTAAAGCTCCGAGATTTGCTTGTTGGTACCTTTGATACCTCTGAGGCTCCAATGAAGCTCTCGTGGCTTCCTGACGTAACTAAGAGGTGTGATCCTAATCAGGTTACTAACTTGGGTCTTAAGGGTGATGGCTACTTTTATTTCTTCTCTGCTTCTGATCAGATGCAACCTTATGGGTACAAAATGATGTCTATTGACCCATCAGGTAGAGGCTCAGATGAAACAGGGTATGCAGTACTGTATTGGCTCAATGGGTTCATCTATGTGATGGAAACAGGGGGTCTCACTAGTGGATATTCTGATGTAACTCTTGATAAACTAGCTAGGGTTGCTAAGAGATGGAAAGTAAATGAAGTAGTCATTGAAGGTAACTTTGGTGACGGGATGTACACTAAGCTCTTTGAGCCTGTCTTAAAGTCAGTCTATGGGGGCTGTGGGTGTACTGAAGTGAGATCAAAGGGACAGAAGGAACAACGCATTATTGATACACTTGAGCCTGTCATTACTAATCATAAAATGGTAGTGTCCCCTGAGTGTATCCAAAAGGATGCTACAAGTGTTCCTGAGAGTGACTATAAGTACTCCTGTTTCTATCAATTAACAAGAATTACAAGAGACAAAGGTTCATTAAAGCATGATGATAGACTTGATGCACTAGCTCAGGGTGTAGCTTATCTTATTGACTTCATGGGTATAGATGCTGATGAAGGTATCAATGAGGTTACTGAACAGTGGCTTGAAGAGCATCTTGAGAACTTCTTTGGGTTTGTCACTAATGATATTGGAGACAACATTAAAGATACTAAGGATACCTCTACTAGTAGTGTCTCTAAGGGGACAATCTACTACAGTAGACCTAAGACAGGGTATCATATAAGAAGATAATTCTATATAAAATATAAAAAATTATATACCTAAAGACACCTATAAAATTATAAGGTTGTACATCTTGACTATAATAAAAGTTGTACATTTTGAAAGGGGTGACCAAAAGGTATATATATAAGCAGATATCCATGGTCTCTCTTTAGTATATAATTATAGTTAAGTATATAGAGATATACTTAAAGACCCTTTAAGGTATTACTTAATGCACCTTTAAGGTATTACTTAATGCCCCTTTAAGGTATCTAATAGATAACTCCTAGATTGCTCCCCTAGTGTTCCCTTCGGGGTTCCCTAGGGGATTTTTTTTATTGTTTACTACTATGAAGAGGATGATTAAGGTTATAAGAGACCTCTTAAGAACCCCTAGAGTGGTCTCTACTGTTAAACTAATAGTTACCATAGTGCTGTTGATTATCTATCTTGCTAGTGGTGATATTGATGGGTTATTGAGGTTCCTTGTGGGGTCTATCTAATGGTATTCCCTAATGGGGATATCTTTAGGGGTGTCTTTAGAAAAATTGGATAAAAATCTATGTAGACAATTAAGTAGAGCTCCCCCCTGAAGTTCCCCCGGTGGGGTGCCTCGGAGCCCTCGGTAATTCTAAAGAGAAACTAAAGAAAAGTCAAGAGGTTTCAATTAGGGATAACCCTTATGGTTATTGGGGATAACCCTTATGGTTATTGGGGATAACCCTTATGGTTATTGGGGATAACCCTTATGGATCACCTCTTGTTTTTCATTGGAAACTGTTGTATAATCTTGAGGGGCCTCTGTCTCTTTAGGTTATCAGTTGTTTTTTCTTTTAGTATCTTTTAGTGATCCTTTAGGGAGTCTGTTGGTATACCACTTTAGGGGTATTTTTATGATTATCTGTTGGTACCTAGGGAAAACCCTAATAGACAACCAATGAGTAATCTGCTAGGGCTTCTTAATAGGGGGAAAACCATAATAGACAA